CTAGTACATCATTAATACCAATAGAACCACCAACTTTACCTGGTATATTATTAATTGCTGTTGCGATACCATCTGCTAACAATGCTTCACCACGTTGGAACATGTTACCAACATCTTTTGTAATGCTACCAACAGCATCACCAAATCCACCTTTGCCATCACCTCCCAAGAAAGCACCAGCAGATCTTAATGCATCAGCACCAGTGTTAGTAAACGCTTTACCACCCCAGGTTGCACCGTACTCAGTACCTATATCTTCAGGCATGTACATACAAATGCGAGGCATACCAGGAATACTTTTTAGACTTGATATGCTAGAGTTGTATGTTTGGATAGCGTTTTTTTGTAGAGGATTTTTATCTCTAGCAAAAGGTGGGGAATATTCTTTAAATTCAAACGAAACATAATCAGTTTGTTCTGTGTATAGTTTTCCTTCAGGATACTTTAAAATTTCGCTTCCTGCTTTAGTTCTATTGCTTTTATTATTAAAAGTATACTTTGGTTTTTCGTCAGGCATTACGTCACCATCTCCTTGTCTGATTGTTTACCATAACTTTGTATTACTCTAGTGCCTTTGATCTTATCGTAAAAAGATTCATTTGTTTCTTCCCAAACAAGTTCTTTATCGTAAGGAAATGATGATGAACCTATATTTTTTACAAAATCTTCAGTTGGTAATAGTATAGCTGTGTCCCACTCATCAGCAGCAAGATCTAGAAAGAGACCATCAACATGATTCTGCAAGTATTTATGAAAGCATTTCTTAGGAATGTCAATTCTGTTATTCATTAACTTAGAAACACATTGTATTCTTTTCTTTGGATTCATATAGTGTAGGTTAGCACCAAAGAATTCAGTTGGTGATGCTTTAACAACATAAACAAGTGGAAATTTATCATAGTATGGTAGGTGTCTCATCTTTGCTGTGTATTCAAACATAAAAAGATGTCCCTCTTTAGGATACCTACGTAGGACATTGCCATCAGTATTAGATTTCCTTTCATCACTCACAAACTTACTTAAATCTTTCTTGTATGTTGTTGCTGCTGCTCGAACTGCACTTCTATACCATGACAAACTTTTCTTTTCTCCACCAGTAGCGGATGTTATTTTTTCAAACAGTGTATTTCCAGCATCGGTTTTTAGATTGCGTTGAATTGATCCAAATCCTTGTGCCATTTTAGACTCCTAGATGATCTTCGGTGAGGATTAAAAATTTCATCTGCCTGTCCTCACAGAAGTCCTCAGCTGCCTCCCACTTTGCGCGGTTCTTAGCATAAGTTAGGACTTCTCTTTTCCAAGAGGCAGTCTTCTTTTTTGGTTTATCATTCGGGGGTTGTGTCTGTTTCTTAGGTTTAACTTCGATTAGATACTTACAAAGAGCGCCTGACTTAGACTTCACTTTGATATAAAAATCAGGATAGTAGCGATGTACTCTACCATCAGTCGGGCAACGATAAGGAATGATTACTTCCTCACTACCCCACTGTACTATACTATTACTATGGTCACAGAAAAACATAAATTTTCTTTCCCAGAGACTTCTATAAATGATGCGGGTAGGATTGCCCTTGTACTTCTCTGGGTTAGTAGGTTTATACACTCCTGAATATGCCATAAATATAATTATAAACCATCACTTTTATTTAGAGTGTCATTAAGAAATTTTATAGAAACTATCAATGCTCATGGAGGTCTCTCCTATAGCAATAATTATGATATAGAATGGTTCTTTCCTATTCTCACAAATGCTGAGACACAGAAAAGACAGGACACTTCATTGTATAAAGTCATGCAAGACTTTGGAATGGGTCTCTCAGGTGGTAGCACAACTAAGGTTGGAGACCAAGAAGGTTTTGCTGGTGGATTAATTCCAACTACTGATGTAAATAAAAAGGGGATGATTCTTAAATATTTTTGTGATGAAGCACAACTTCCTAATATCTCTGCTGCTACAGGGCAGACAACAGGTAGATTCTTAGGTGAGGGTCAAGTTAATTACCCACACACTAGGGTGTTCACCGACTTTCAACTGGGATGGATTTGTGATGCTGATATGACACCGCTAAAGTTTTTAAACTTATGGTATGGTACTATATTTCAGGAGTACGCTGCATCAAACGGTGACCTAATAAAACCTGATCTCAATAGTGGATTGACACTATCATCTCAAAAAGATAAGTCAGCACAAGGTAATAAACTTCAAGTAGAAAGGTCTGTTAGACTATCTTATCCTGATGAGTACCTTGCTAACTGTACCATAACTAAGACAGAGAAAGGTGAAAATGCTCCTAATTCTAGAGCATCAATGACATACACTCTGTTAGATGTGTACCCATATTCTATTGACTCTGTTCCATTATCATATGGAACATCTCAAGCAACAAAAGTGACAGCGAATTTTTATTATTCCAAGCACAACATTACGTACAATAATATTCAAAATTATAAAGGTTAAATTATCATGGCATTACCATCAGTTGTTACTCCGAGTTATGAACTTGAATTGCCTTCGTCTAAAAAGAAAGTTAAGTACCGTCCTTTCTTAGTCAGGGAAGAAAAAGTTCTGCTCATTGCAACACAAAGTGAAGACAAAGATGAAATAAAAAGAGCAGTAAAAGATATTGTTAGCAACTGTGTGAAGTCACGCATTAAATTGTCTGAACTTACATCATTTGATCTAGAGTATTTGTTTCTAAAAATCAGATCAGTATCTGTGGGTGAAGATATTCCCATGAAGATTACTTGTCTAGATGATAACAAAACTGTTGTTGATTATACTATTGATTTGAATGATGTTCATGTATACTATCCAGAGGGACATGATACTAAAATTATGCTGACTGATAAGGTTGGACTTATCATGGGATATCCTGGTCTCGAAGAATTTATTGACATCACACTTATTGGTAATGAGATTGATGATCCAGATACTGTATTTAATATGGTCGCAACTTGCATCGAGCAAATATTTGAGGGCGATGAAGTATTTGATGAGACTACAACTACTCATAAAGAGAAGGTAGAATTTATTGAGCAACTAACACAGAAACAATTTGAATCTATTCAAAAGTTTTTCAAGACGATGCCTGTGTTACGTCACACATTTAAGGTAGTCAATCCTACTACTGGAGTCGAATCTTCTTACACACTTGAGGGCTTGGCATCTTTTTTCGGATAAGTTTGTTTTATAATAGTCTTGAAAATTACTATAGAACAAACTTTGCATTGATGCAACATCATAAATACTCTTTGACGGAAGTTGAAGACATGATGCCATGGGAGCGAACCGTCTATGTCTCCCTGCTTAATCAGTATCTTAAAGAACTAGAAGAAAAGCAAAAGCAAAATGCCTGAAGTAGATCCACAAAGGAAAAAGCAGTTACAAGAAGTCATTGACCGTATGTCAAAGGGCTTTGATGAGAACATGCTGGATCCTTTGTTGGAGCAGATTTATAATGAACCTGATGGAGAAGCACAACCTTTACCATCTGAATCTAAGGTAAAGTATAAAAAGAAAAAATTTCAAGTCATTAAGGTATCATCTACTGGGCAAGGTGATACTCTAGCAGGATTTCTTGGCGGTAAGGTCAAGGAATCTTTTAACATGGCGGCAGATGCACGTCGTAAAGATCCAAACAAAATTCCTAAGGAAAAAGGACACTACCTAAAGAAAGCATTAAAGTTTCAATTTGGTGGTGACTTAGTTAACAGGACTAAAGGTACGTTTTCGTCAGATCCTACTGATGTTCAAGACCCAGCACTGGGTAAGTCAGGTAGATTTTCTGCACAAGTACAACCAAGTTATGATATACAGCAGGGTCCACTACAAGCACCGCAAGGAGGTAGTGAATCAAACGCCGAGTTAGTTGCTGCTGCAGATGAAGTTGTCAGTAAGATAGATGAAGTATCTGCTGCTAAAGATAAAGGTAGCGAACAACTCGCACTTGCTATTGAAATCCAACAGGATACAAACAAGCAAGTACAAGAAGTAGTAACTGAAAACAATACACTACTAAAGAAATCAAATATAATTAAGAATAGATTTCTTAGATTTCAAAGTGACCAAGATGAATCGGCAAACGTTAAAAAGGTAGAGAAACGCGGCGAGTTTGCTGTTGATCGTGCTTCAACCGTAAAAGTTGATGACAGTAGAGAAGATCCTAGAGATAAAGAAGAAGAAGAAAAAGGTGGTGGAGGTTTATTAGACACTGCTCTAGATTTATTCGATGGTGGAAGTTACTTCGGTAAGTCTGCTAGTGTAGGAAGACGAGGTGCGGGTAGAATTGTCCAAAGGACAGCACTACGACTTGGTGGTAAGAAACTTGCCAAGACTGCAGCAGTTAAAGTAACTCAATCATTCATTAAGAAAGCAGCACTAGGTTTAATGAGACCGCTCATTAAACGCATTCCGCTTATTGGTGGTCTGATTGACTTTGCAGTGTCACTTATGTTAGGTGAACCACTTGGCAGAGCAGCAGCAAAAGCAGTTGGTGCTACACTTGGTGGAGCATTAGGCACACTAATTCCTGTACCACTTGCTGGAACCATTCTTGGTGGTTTCCTTGGTGACATGGTTGGTGGTGCTGTTTATGACGCACTTACTGGTGGTAGTGGAGGGGGCGATACTAAACCAAAAGAATCTGATGCTGGCACATCATCACCAACAGCAGGACTGTCTGGATTTGAAGATGAAGCAGACACACCACAACCAGACCCATATGGACCTGGACCTGATATTAATAGACCTATAGAAGGACCACCAGAAAAACTTGCATCAGGTGGTGTTATTGCTGGTGAAGCAGGACCTGAATCAGTATTTAATCTGACATCTACTGTAGGAAGAAGTACAGTTAAAGCAGTATCTGATATTGGTAGTTCAGTTTCTGCTGTTCCATTTATTCTAGGCATTACTCAGGATATCATCAATAGTACACCTGGTATTGATATGATGAAACCATTTTTGTCTCAATATATGGGACCACTGGTTAGATTGTTTGGTGTTGCTAAATTTAGTGTCAAAAGTATACTAGGAAAAGGAGCAACATCATCCTTGACTGATCCAGGAGATGATAAAGACTTGGAAGCAGGTGGTGGTGGTTTAGGTAAAGGTGGTGCTAAACCTGGTGAAACAATGACAGGAGCACCAGCAAATTTCAATGGTGATGTAGATATGGGTGGCGGTGAAGGTAGAACTACTGCTGGCGCTGTTTATAACTATCTACTATCTAAGGGACTAACTGAGAACCATGCTAAAGGTTTAGTTGCAAACATAAGTAGAGAATCTGGATTTAAATTAGGTGCTCATGGTGATAAAGGTATTGGTGGATCGTTTGGTTTGTTCCAATGGAATATGGCAGCAGGTCGTGGTGGTCCTATGATGGCAGCAGTTCCTGATTGGAAAACAAATTGGAAAGGTCAGATAGATTATGCACTACAAGAATTTACTGGACCAGACTATCTTAAACAATCATTTGATTCACCTGGTGCTGCAGCACATTGGTGGATGGCAAATTGGGAAATCCCTGCTGCTCGTATTCAGGCACAATATACCCCTGCTTATTATGAAGGTATGATTCAGAAGATGGGATTAACTGCTGGTATGTCAGACACACCACCTACACCACCTAATGCTCCACCTACTGAAACACCCGCAGGTGTTGATCCTGTTGGTGCTGGTGGACTTCAAACACCATCTAATTTAGACAGTGCTGATGAACACATTGGTGGAGGACAACAATTAAGTCCACCAACAGATGTACTACCTGGTGCTACAGTGTTACCTTCTACTGTAGCTCAAGCAAAGAAAGGAGGTGCTGTGATTGTACCTATCATAATGGAGGGAGGTAATTCTGGTTACGTGGCGTCTACGCCAAGACCAATGGGATCAACTGAACGTGTATTTTACACAGAAAAAGGTCAGAAAGTTGATGGCAATTACTTTAAGACCCAAAGGTTGAGAACTAATTGATAAATATATAGATGAAAGCAAATCAACTTTACGATTACACGAATTCCGAAAAAAATTCTCCGCTAATTTTTTGCTAAAAAGGTTTACTCATGGCAGCAGGCACTGTAAGTTACGAACAACCATCCTATGGCAGTCTTGCAGGCGCAATGGGAGACAAGATTGGTAGTGCCATTTCTATGGCTGCTAGTGCTAGAAAGCGTAGAGAAGATGAAATCAAAGAACTTCAAGAAAAATCAAATAAAACTGACGAAGAAGAATTAAGACTATCAGATCTGCTACAAGAAAAGACTGACCGAAAACCTGGTAGTCTTTTTGGTAAGGCAATGGTCAGTGAGTTTGGAGGTGATAAAGCAAGAAGAACTATGGGGTTCTTCCAATCTAATCCAGACGATAAAAATGATCCAGCATTAACAAAAGCACAAAGGTTTGAAGCATCACTTCAAGCACCACCAAAGCAGGGTGTAATTCAACCAGAGTTACCTTTATCAGATGCAGGATATAAAGAACAATCCACAGTAGA